ATCATTTTCAGCTTTCGCATCAGCTAACTCCTTCGTGTATTTTGCATCGAGCGCAGCAACATCACGCTGACGCATCTGCATGTCAGTAATTGCCGCGTTCGCCAGCTTCAGTTCTCTGACATTTTTGTCGCGCTGGGCTTTGTAGGTAATGGCGTTATCACGGTAATGATTCAGCCCCAGACTAAGCGCACCACAGGCCACCAGCAGGGCAATGATGACCACGCACAGTACGCGGTTCATTTCACCACCAGCGTATCTGACCGATGAAATAACCAGAGGCCATAATCACAAACACCAGCCAGATAAGAATGAACTTCCAGGTGGATAATTTTTCAGCCATCACTCGAATCTCCCGAATCAGTTTGCTAAAATCAAACACACTTTCTCCTTTGACTTTTCCGGAGTCAGGAAACACAAAACCCCGCTTGGTGCCAACAAACGGGGTTTTTACTTTTATTCACTTACGTTTCGCCACTTCGCAGGATTTCATGTTATCCGCCCGCGTGGCCATGCCTTATTTTTCAGCAAAATATTCTGCTTATCTGTCGATACCCCAGCACGCCAGCGCGCTCTCCTGGTCACGACGGGATACCTGACCGTAGCAGTTGTTTGAACGAATACGGCAGTCTCTGCCACCGTCCTTAATCCACCAGCGAATCGCCTCACACGCTCCCCTGCGATCACCTGCATTAATTCGTTTATAAAACGTCGACGGGAAACACTTACCGGGACCAATGTTGTACGGACAGAATGACGCGATCCCCGCTTTCTGGGGTTCGCTCAATGGCACTTTGATGTTTTTCTCCACCCATGCCAGCGCCTTATCACGCTCAATGGCGTTGACCTGGTCGCATTTTTCCTTCGACAGTTTCATACCGGGAAAAACGGGTTTTCCATCCACCATCGTGGCCCCCCGACAGATGGTCCAGTTGCCGGAACCATCGCGGTATGCCGTAGTGTGGTTACCCTCTTTTTCATCCAGAAACTGGTCAAGTATCTGAGGAGCTGATGCGCCTGCTCCAATCAGCGCCAGAACTGCAGCTGACAGGCCGTATTTGATTTTTGCGTTCATGGATATTTATCAGGATTTATCGGTTTCTGAACCCTGGATATGTTTATCTGTCCCGGCCTGTTGAATCAGGCGGGGAAAAGGTAAAGACAATCAAGAGGATTATTTATGGACAATAGCACCATTTCTCTACAGGAGTTGCTCGACTGCATTTCCAGGCTTCGGGATGATGTAAATGCCCTCACTGTTGCATTTTCACATCTGGCCTTATCAATTCCCAGGGAGCAAATGCTGCCAACGCTGGCATCCATTCATTTTGAATCACGCAACCCCAAATGGTCCCAGGAACAACAAAATTCTTTCAAGTGGCTGGCGGCATTGCTGGAAGAAAATTATGCTGGCAAAACTACCATTTCGGCGGAGTCTTCAGGGAACCAGTAATCCTTCCCGGTAGCTTTCCTTTGTAGGTTATCCATACATTCTGCGCCTCTAAAATTACGGGGCGCTTTTCCGGCGACTGCTCATCCCCTTCACATAACCCGGCAGCGACATCCAGGAAGACCTGTCTGATGCTCCTTCTGGCCGCTGCCTCATAAAACTCCAGCGCAGCACCTTCAACACGGTCCAGCGAGATGTCCAGGTCAAAAATTTCACCGTCAAAGCGTTCTTTGTCCTGTAATGCTAAAGTTACCGTAACTTTATTCTCAAAATTGCGGATCCCTTTCACAATCAGTTCATAGTTTTGAGTCATTGAATTACTCTCCCCGTGCCGCCTTACGACGGTCCTCTCTGATTTTGAAATACAGGTTAGTCAGATATGTCAGCAGCCCAAACAGCAGACTCCCCAGCACGCCTATTGCCGCCCACTGAGACGGGGAAACCCTGTCCAGCAACTGCAGGAACCAGTAGCCCGTTCCCACCGCTGACGTGGTGTATGACACACCTGTTGTGATTTTTTCCATCTGGTCCATACCCCGTCTCCCGTTATCCGGAAGCTGAAAACAATAAAAAAGCCACCAGTTAACTACTGATGGCTCTGATAACTCATGCAAGCGTCTCAGACGACCCACTGACACTACCGGTGAGTTTAACGATACCTTCCATTTGACTGGCTCACTTTTTATGATGATGCCGGTGCATTTATCTCCAGCGCCAGACTTTCTATCTCAACGCCATACGTTACATTTTTGGTAATATCCATCAGCGTCAGTGCATTTAGTCCCACTGCCAGACTGTCTTTTATGGCCTGGAATGCCGGGCCAGTACGATGACGTAGTACCAATCCGGCTCAGTTGCACCACTGACCACCACATCACCTTCTGCTGCAATCGCCTGCATCAGGGTATAAGGGGTTATGGCCACCGGACTACCAAACGGCTGCCAGCCCTCCTTCAGTTTTTGTGTCAGTCGTTTCGCAAGGTCTGACGGCGATACCGCCCTGACCACGTCATAGTGTTTAAATGCCATGAATCCTCCCGGCCGGGATAATATTGTGAGTAAAATAAGGAGCGGGCTGAAGTCCGGAAGTTACAGGACAATGGCAGAAGAGAGACGACAGCCCGCAATTCGAAAAAGACCGCGCAGTTGCGCAGAGTGATTACTATGGGGTATTATTCGCCAGCTGAAATATTACTTCACGTTTTATTGTTTATTCCTTGCCGCCCGCGTCTCCCAGCGCGGGCTTTTTTTGCCCACAAGAAAACCCCTCCGGAGAGGGGCTAAAGCCGCGTATCTGTATCATCATGCACATGGTGCCGGGTGCCTCCCGGTGAGTTCAGCCCGGTGCCACTAAACCCGCGTCATTCTCGTTTTGATAATCAGAGATTATACCGTCACCAGTCGCCCCTCCGCTCAGGGGGATTCACCATGCGAAATTTTTTTAACAAATGCCCAGTCTGACAGGCAACTGTCAACTTACTGAATTGTGAGCAACATAGCATTTAACGGGGAACCTGTTTTCTGCAGTAAAAAGGCCCACCGGAGCGGATGGGCCTGGAAGGATAGCGGTCATGTGATGCCGGTTTCCCGGTAACTCAGCACCGGTATCTGAGTCAACGTTTTCTCTACTGGGTCATTTCCGATACGCCCTGCCTGCTGACAGGCTTTCATCACATCTGAAAATATAGCACCCTGACTGATACTGTAGTACCTAAGGTTCCAGAAACTGTGATGTATCCGGCACAGAAAAGCCCCTCCGGAGAGGGGCTGGAGAGTGGCGCTATGTGCCATTGCATGGTGCCGGGTGCCTCCCGGTGAATTCAGTACCAGCACCTGAATCCGCGATTATCCCATATACCTACTCGCTGATTGCCCCTCCGCACAGGGGGATTCACCATGCCAGTTTCTTTTAACAAACTCCCCGCAAACCAGACAACAGTCAACCGCCTGAATTGTGAGACATTTAAAAAAAAGCCCGCAAAAGCGAGCCAGGGAAAATAAGTGTGGCGCGTTGTACTGGATTCGAACCAGTGACCGATTGCTTAGAAGGCAATTGCTCTGTCCGGCTGAGCTAACAACGCAGGATACAGATAATGGACCGCCTTCGGGGACCCGAACTCCGCGCAACCAGCTTCGAAGGCTGGCGCTCTTTCCTGATGAGCTAATGGCGGTATGTGATGGTGGCCCTTGCTGGATTTGAACCAGCGACCTGGCGATTATGAGTCGCTCGCTCTCACCACTGAGCTAAAGGGCCGGGAGCAGAATAATAATGGTGCGTAATTAATTCTGCAATCTCATCCGTTTCAAACGATTAAATCCTGAACTTCCCTGACTGTCTGCTCAAAACGTCCGGTCTCCAGCTCAACACCAATCGCACGACGCCCCAGTGCCATCGCCGCTTTTACCGTTGAACCCGACCCCATGAAAAAATCCGCAACCAGATCACCAGGACGGCTACTTGCGCTGATTATCTGCTGCAGCATTTCTGCCGGTTTTTCGCACGGATGTTTCCCGGGATAGAACTGCACCGGTTTATGCGTCCACACATCGGTATACGGCACCTGCACCGTCACGCCAAAATACCGCCGCAGATGTTTATATTCACTCAGCAGCTCCGCATACTGCCGGTTCAGTGAGGTATACGTATCCACCAGCTGGTGGTGGAGCTTTTCCAGTTCACCACGCCGATGCTTCTCTTCTGCCACCCGGGCAAACAGCGCCTGTAATTTCAGATAATCGCTTTCATTCGGTAGCTGCCACTGACTGGCACTGAACCAGTGCGACACCATGTTTTTCTTTCCTGTGGCATCTGCAATCTGTTTTGCCGTTATCCCCAGGGCCGCGCGCGCATCACGAAAGTAAGAAATCAGCGGGGCCATCACATGCTGTTTCAGTGCACTGCCCTTCGCCGCATACCCGGCATCTTTCGGACGATACGGCCCCTGATAATGTTCCGCGAACAGAATGCGCTCTGTGGCGGGGAAATACGCCCGCAGGCTTTCCTTGTTGCATCCGTTCCAGCGTCCGGACGGCTTCGCCCAGATAATATGGTTCAGCACACTGAAGCGTTCACGCATCATGATTTCGATATCAGATGCCAGGCGATGACCACAGAACAGGTAAAGACTTCCGGCAGGTTTCAGCACCCGCCAGAACTGCGCCAGACACTGGTCCAGCCACTTCAGGTAATCATCGTCGCCCTTCCACTGGTTATCCCAGCCCTCAGGCTTCACTTTAAAGTACGGCGGGTCCGTGACTATCAGGTCAACAGAATTTTCGGGTAACGACCGGATAAATTCCAGGCAGTCGGCGTTGATTAACTCACAACTGGATATTTTTACAGTATTAAGCATGGATCATTAAGCCTGTCTCTGATAGGCTCATTCTGCTTTTGCGCAAAGCAGTGGGCCTGAGGTTTGCTTGTGATCCGGACGCATGAGCAGATGGCTGGTGGGTGCCCCTAACACCCACCAGCCGCCCATTTACCACAAATAAAAAAGCCTTCACTGCGGAAGGCGTCTGTAACAACCGAACTGATAGTCTGCCAGACCCGCCATAACCAGCTGAGTCAGTATTAACTGGCAGCGTTCGCGTGAAAGGTAAGTATTCTGCGCTATCTCCCCGACTGTCGCCGGGTCGGTAACGCTTAATTCATTAAACACCACTCTGGCGGTTTCTGTCATATCCTGCTGTTTTAGCATGTCTTTTCCTTTTCCGGTTAACGTGACACACCAATAACTCTTGTCGAAAAAGCCAGCAAGCTGAAAGACAGGTATTCACCGCCACCAGCGCGTTTACTGTACTGACGCGATTTCAGTCATAAAAAACCCGCCAGGCGGCGGGGTGTAAAAAATCTTCTAACGTCAGGCATAAAACGCCCATCGTTAGAGCAAATTTACCACAGATTCGGGAAAAATCAACAACACTATCGCGTTACCCTCTTTAACTGCCGCTCCGCCCATGCCTCTTCAATGTCAAACCGAACCACCAACGTATCGTAAAAGCGTTTCACTGATTTTTTCCACGTATCAAGCGTGATAGCACTCGTCACTTTGCATATGGCATTAAATGCCTCCGTTGATGGCAGCCTTTCACAGCCACGACCACCACAACGCTGGCAATCTCTGATAACAGGCATACCACGTTTTACCGACTCTTCACGATGAATGGCGACACCACGCCCACGGCAATCCTTACAGGCGGTGGAAACCTCACCCTTTCCGCCACACTCCGGACAGGCAACTTTTACCACCTCCCTGACTTTTTTCCATTCTTCCCAGTAAGACGGATACACGCCTTTTGTGCACTTTGCCCACACTGGTGGCTTACCATCCGGATACTGGATCTTGTTTGTAAAAACCTCGCTTTCAATAAATTTTTTTCCGTGACAGCAAGGGCACTGTTTTTTGCTCGCCGCGCTACGGGCATAATCTTCAAACGCATACGAAGCCAATGCGCATCACTACCGGTTTTATTTCTGCCGGAAGTTTTCTCAACGCCGCCACACGATCGCACCGACTGAGTGCATAATCTGCCAGTAATTCTGTTGCCCGCGCCCTGTCATTCATACTGATGCCCATTTTCCCCAGGAACGCAGAAAACCCCATCTCAGCCCGATTCTGTGTCATGCCCTGCGCGGCCATCACATCAGTGATACTCAGCGCATCTTTTGACGTTGAGGCCGATGCATCGGTCAGGCCAGGGGATTTTGGGGAGTAGTATTTCGGTAAATCTTCCAGTTTCATTTTTTGACCTGCTCTTCATGCATTATGGGGTAAATCTTCACCCCCATACGTCCACCAGATACTGGCTGACCACGAACGATATTGATTTCATCAAACTGCTCATCGTCCATTAACACTCCCGCATGCGTCAGCGCATCCAGCGGTGCTTTCAGGATATTGTCCAGGTCGCGACGACGCTTATCCGGTGGCTCTGCAATCACCTTTATCGCCAGCCTTCCGGACAGGCTTAATTTCAGCCGCTGCTGGCGAACAATAAGCGCCACAGCCCGGCGATAACGCTTTCCCTCCTCCGAGATAAAATATGTGCTGCCACGGCGTCGCCAGTAAGTG